CCGAGGTTTTACCTAAATTACAGGCTTGGATTGATGCAAATAAAGATCAATTAGTTGCTGGATTAAATACAATTTTGCAAAAAATACCATTATTAATTACGCAAATATTTAATCTCTTTGATTTTATTCAACGCAACCTTGGAACCCTCAAAGTTTTAGGCGCAGTCTTAGTTAGCACATTTGCAGCAACTAAGGTTTATGCTGGTGTTGTTGCCCTAAGTGGTGCAATAAATATCCTAACAGCAGCCTTCGGGCGCCAGGCAGCGGCAGCCACCGCAGCGGGAACTGCTACCGCATTTGCAACAGGTGGTGCCTCAGCCTTAGCAGCAGCGGCAGGATTAGCAACATTTACAACAGCAGCGTTAGTTGCATTTAAAGCATTGACCAAGAACAATAAAGTTCTTGATCAAACAAAGAAAACTACAAATACAATAGCAAAAAATTATACTGCAAGCACAGTTGCTACTGGGCGTGTTTTAAGCAATACTACTAAACTAACTGCTGAGCAAAAGAAACAACTTGCAACTCAAGAAGCATTAAATAAATTAAAGGCAATGGGTGTTACACCTACATCTGAAACTGATCCTATTCAACTTGAGGCAGTTAGATTAAACCTTCTTAAAGAACAAAACCTTGCTCAAAAGAATATGTACGATCAACTGCTTGCTAACTATCAGGCTACTGAGCGTATGAATATCGCAGCGCAACGCTATGCCGATATTTTGATGGTTATTGCTGATGAAAAGATTTCTAGTGAGGAAGTAAACCTTCTTGCTAAAAAATGGAATTTAACTAACTATGAAGTTGTAAGATACATCGCCTCAGTTACTGGCAATGTAAATCTTGGCGCAGGCTGGGATGCAGCAGGATTAGCCGCAGCCGATGGTTGGAAAACTGCTCTTGCTGAATTAAATAAATATCTTGCAGCAGTAGGTAAGAGCGCATTTGTTGCGCCACAGAATGTACCTACCTTGCCACCTGTTACAGAAACTCCTGCATTGGCTCAAGCAAGGCAACAAATTGAGGATGCAACTGTAAAGTTAAAGAGTTTTAATGAAAGAATGTTAGAAAAACTTGCTCAGACTAATAAGATTCCAGATACAGTTGTGCCGTCGCCAATGACCAAAGCACCTGATTATCAATCTTATCGTGCTGGTGAGCGTGCCTCAATAAATGTAACTGTAAACAATGCTGGAAACACTGTTGTTCAATCTGACTTGCAAGAATCAATTAGAAATGGATTGCTTGCTGGTCAAACTTCAGGCAGATCAATTAATGCTAGAAAGTTAGATTTGTAATGCCAGGCACACCTGTTCTTGGCGTTTCGATTGACTTTGCAAACGGCCCTGCCTTCGGTAACCCGCTTCTGCTTGATGATCCAACTACACCTCTTGGCACTGGTATTCTTGCAGATGCACCAGGGGATGTAGTAGATGTTTCTGATATTGCTTTGCAGGTTAGTATTCGCCGAGGCAGAAACCGAATCCTTAATAGATTTGAGGCTGGCACTGCATCAGTAGTTTTAGCAGATGATAACGGCGACTGGTCGCCGCAAAATGTTTCCTCGCCCTACTATGGCAAATTATTACCTTTGCGCAAAATTCGTATTTGGGCAGATTATGATGATGGTACTGGGCTTGATCGTTACTATCTTTACTCTGGCTACATTACAACCTATAACAGTACCTATGGATTAGGGGTTGAGGATACATCAAGAATTACCCTTCAATGTGTTGATGGGTTTAGATTATTAAATAACATTGGAATTAGTACAGTTCCAGGAGCAGGCTCACCTCAATTAAGTGGGGCAAGGATTGAATCATTCTTAGATTTTGCTGATTGGCCTTTATCTCAGCGCAGTATTGATGCTGGTAATAGCACCCTCCAGGCTGATCCAGGTACTGCTGATCGAGATTTACTAACTGCAATGCAATTAGCAGAAACTTCAGAGTTCGGTGGGTTCTTTATTGATGCCGAAGGTAATGCAACATTTCTCTCAAGAGATACCATCAGTAAAAAAGCCGATGAAACCCCGATTGTTTTTGCAGATGATGGTACAGGCATTGGCTACCAACAAATTGAGTTTGCTAACGATGATACCTTGCTGGTTAATGATGTAACAGTAACCCGCCTAAATGGTGTTGCACCTCAGAATGTATTTGATCAAACCTCGATAGATACCTTCTTTTTGCACTCAGGCCAGCGCACAGGAATTCTAGTTCAAACCGATGCTGAGGCTTTGGATCAGGCTAATACTTTATTGGTGGCTAGAAAAGACACTACTGACCGCATAGATTCAATGACAATAACCCTTCTTGATCCAAATGAATTAGCCGCAATAGTGGCAGGTTTGGAACTTGAAATCTTTGATCTAGTTAATGTAACCAAAACTGTGCCAGGTGGTTCTACCATCACCAAAGAACTATTTGTGCAAGGCGTGCAACACGATATAACTAACACTGTATTTAACACAAAAATACTAACCGCAGAACCTCTAATCCAAGCCTTCATCCTAGACAGCACCACCTCACAGGGTCGCTTGGGTTCAGGTATTCTTAGTTACTGATAAAGGAGCAAAATGGCAAAACAAACCTTCACCACTGGGCAGGTTCTTACCGCAGCCCAGATGACCGCCTTACAACAGACAGCAATGTTAGGCGGTGCAGCCAGCGCAAAAGTTGCATCGTATGTATTAGTTGCCGCCGATGCTGGCGATGCTATAACAATGAGCAATGCTAGCCCAACTACGATTACTGTAAATACAGGATTGTTTGCAGAAGGCGATATTGTAACAATCATCAATATTGGATCAGGTGCCTGCACCATAACCGCAGGAACTGCAACAGTAACTACATCAGGTTCATTAGTTTTAGCACAAAATCAAGGTGGAGTTCTACGCTTTACTAGCGCAAGCGCTGCTATCTTTTTCCAATTTGCAACCCCTGCCTCTGGCGATATTGAAGGCGTAACCGCTGGAACTGGTATCTCAGGTGGTGGAACCTCTGGAACTGTCACTATCACAAATTCTATGGCAACCGAGATAACCGCAAAGGGTGATCTTATCGTAGGAACAGGCAATGCAACCTTCGATAACCTCCCTGTCGGCACAAACGGCCACACACTCGTAGCGGATAGTGGTGAAACAACAGGACTCAAGTGGGCTGCACCTGCAAGTGGTGGTCAAACTTTGTTATCTACAACTACATTATCAGGAACTTCAACCACAATTTCGAGTATTGATCAAACATATAAACATTTATTAATAGTTGCTAGAGGCATTTATTGTAGTGGAGATATAGATGGCATTATTAGATTAAATAGCGATACTGGTAGTAATTATACTTCTATAAATGCTTGGTCTGCGGGTGTTGGTGCTGCCAATGTTTATACACGAGGTAGTATTGGCGGTTCATCTATTGGATTTTTTGCTGCTGGATCTACTAATGATTATGATAATAATGGTTATATTAGATTAAATATTTACAGATATTCAGAAACAGAATATAAATTGATAGAGTTTATTTCGGCTGGTTTTACATCCAGTTATGGATTTGGAAGTGCAACTGCGTCATATAATTCTACAACCGCAATTTCGTCTTTAACTTTTGGCACAGGTTCTGCGGTAACATTTTCAGGTGGCACAATTTATATCTATGGAGTGAAATAATGACAAAACCAACAGTAAGAATACACAATATACAAACAGATGAAATTGTTGATAGAGAAATGAATGATGCTGAGTTTGCTCAGTATCAGGCAGATCAAGCCGAAGCCGAAGCACGCCAAGCCGAAGCCGAAGCAAAGGCAGCCCAAAAAGCCGCCCTGCTAGAACGGCTTGGAATCACTGCGGATGAGGCTAAACTGCTCCTGGCATAATCTTGAGGAATAGTGCTACTCAGGTTTGCCGAGTGTTAGCCCATCAGGTATTGGCTTGTTATATTCCCATTTGGCAATATAAGCACCAATGCCATCTGAATCATCTTGCAAATGTATTCCCAATAATAAAAAATTATCAGTTGGTTTAATTTCAGGATATGCTGCAATAATTTTTTGCCATAGTTCCATATTACGCTCCTAAGTAGGAAATTGAAAAAACTGTTTGTGGTTGAGTATCGCCTTTTATATTTAGCGATGTTCCGCTGTCTTGATAGGCCATAAATTCAATATAATCACCAGCAGATAAACTTTCAATAGTGCTTAAACTGCCAGAAATTTCATAAGAGGTGGCAGCAACAGTTGTAGTGTTGCATAAAATGCTGCCATTTTTATTAAATCTAAATAATCGCACTCCTGTTGAATTTTGTTGCATTACATAAATACCTAATATAAGATATTTACCGCCATAACCTGCAGGTATTGTAATCCTACTAGTGTTGCTTGATGTGTCGTGAAAAGTATTAGTGTCAAAAGTTTCACTATTAAAAGTTAATGCTGTAAAAGTGTTATTTGATATAGACTGGTTTCCGTTATTAAACAACCTGCAACCAACAAAACTAGCAGCAGCAGGTGCAGCCCAAGCAAGTCCTGTACTGGTCGAACTATCCGCTACAAATCCCAGAACAATCTCATAGGATTGTGCAATATAGGATTATTCTCGCATAAATACGATTGTGCCTAGACAGGGAACAATCCTTCAGACTAGGATTATTCGCACTATGGAACAGATACCACTAGAAACGATTAAAGAAAAACTCAAGAATAGATACGAAAGCCAGGGCTTCTCAGAAGCCTTATTTCGTAACGATTTCAGTTTATTGCTACGCCTGGGAGTTCATCCACAGGTTGCAACTGTTGAGGATATGCAACGCCTGGTTATGGGCGTTAAATCAACCTCTACCAAAGGCACCTACGCCGCAAGAATCCGCAGCATTTTTAAGGCTTTACGCAAGATGGGTTTGATCGATAATAAAGCCGATCTTGATTTACCAGCCGTTCGTAAGAGCAGGGGGCTGCCGCACCCGCTAACGCCAGGCGAAGCCGAATTGGTTATGACCAAGGCAGAACTGCCTATGCGAGATTGGTTCATCATTGCTTGCAAATCAGGATTGCGGGCTATGGAGGTTGCCAACCTTCGTGGAATTGATTTAGAAAAAGGTGAAGGCGGCTACATCCTGCGGGTTGCAGGTAAGGGTGGAACTGATCTATCTATACCTGTTGCAGATATTGTGGCTCAAACAATTTTAAAGCACGAAACAATGGGCAAAATTTGGAGCGTTACTCCAAACAAACTTAGCAAGATGTGTTCGCTAGAAATGAAAATTCTAGGCATAAGGCGAAAAACCTTTCACGCTTGCAGGCATTACTTTGCTACCAATATGTTGGAAAAATCTAACGGCGATCTACTAGCCGTGCGAGATTTGATGCGGCATTCATCAGTTGCTACTACTCAGGTTTATACGCAACTCGCTAGCGGTAGAACTCGATCATTAGTGAATTTGTTGTAAGTTATGCTGCTCTATGATTTTCCAGATGTAGTACATAGCATCGATGATGGCATCGATGTTATTGAGGATTCGGGGCTTATTTAAGGAGATAAATGAGCGCTAATGAATGGGCAGCAATTGCAGTTGCTGTTGGAACCTTAACTGGATTTTTAATAACAGGAGTTCGATTCTTAGTTAAAAGTTATCTATCTGAACTTAAACCGAATAGTGGAAACTCGGTGCGTGATCGCATTGATATTATTACTAGCCAGGTTGAAAGGCTAGAGGTTCGGATTGATGAAATTTACAGATTGTTAGTTAAAAATAAATAAGGGGGAAAATGAGTAAGGTACTTGAGATAGCCAAGAAACAAATTGGCTATAAAGAAGGTAAAAATAACGAAACAATTTTTGGCAAATGGTATGGCGCAAATAATCAACCTTGGTGTGCTACTTTTGTTTCTTGGTGTTTTAATGAGGCTGGCTTGATTACTAAGATCGCCGCTCAAAGTAAAAAGGGATTTGCCTCTTGTGATGCGGGCCTTAAATGGTTTGCTAAGAAAAATAAAGTAATTCCAATAGGTCAGGCTAAGGCTGGAGATATTGTATTTTTCCAGTTTGATAAGGATGCTGAGCCTGATCATGTCGGAATAGTAAAGTGGAACAATACTGCACTAAAATACCTTCAAGTAATTGAGGGTAATACCTCAAGTGGCAGTGCAGGAAGTCAATCAAATGGAGATGGTGTGTATCTTAGGAAACGCTCCTACTCCCTGATAATGGGTGTAGTTCGCCCTTAAAGGATGAATATGAATAAGTTAATTGCTAAATTAAAAAGCCCTAAAACAATTGCTGCTTTTAAATCTTACCTGAGAGCAGTTCTAGCATCAGCGGTGACAATGGGAATTGCACTTGCCTCTAATCTTGCTCCTGAATATGCAATCTTGATTGGTGGATTAACAGCACCTCTTGCAAAGTGGGCTGATAAGACAGAGCAAGAATACGGCCTAGGCTCTAAGTAAATAAATGAATCGGGGGAAAATTTTAGATGAAGCCAAGAGGCTTACTCACGCCGACAGGCAAGATGATTATGGAACGCCTGCTATTAACTTTAATCGTATTAGCAGGCTTCTATCTGCTTATCTCAATTGCGAAATAACACCAGAGCAAGGCGCTATGATCTGCGCATTGATCAAAGTAGCAAGATCAATGGAAACCTATAAAGCAGATAATTACATTGATGGCGCTGCTTATTTTGCGATAGCGGGGGAATTAGCAAATGGTGGAAAGTGATTTAGTAGTTCTTATTCCAACTCGGGGGCGGTCTGATAATGCCGTTGCTTTAGAGAAGGCTTTTGTAGAAACAAATACAAAGGCTAAAAGATTTTATATTGTAGATTTTAACGATGAAACTCGAAGCCAATACTCCTGGAAACTGCCATTTGAATCTGTAATTATGATTCACAATGAAACTGGTGGAATGGCTTACCCATTAAATTATGCTGCCCGCCAATTTATAGGCGAGTTTGATAACTTTGCGTTTATGGGCGATGATCACCGCCCAAGAACTGATAAATGGGATGAAAAGTTTGTTGAGGAACTTTATTCAGGCTCAGATATTGTTTATGGCAACGATTTATTCCAAGGCGAAAAACTACCAACTGCCGTTGCGATGTCGGGTGAGATTGTAGAAGCCTTGCGGGGAATGGTGCCTCATAATCAGCGCCATCTATACCTAGATAACTTTTGGCTAAAACTTGGGCAAGATTTAGGCAAGATCAAATATCTACCTGATGTAATCATTGAACATTGCCACGCCTTTATTGGCAAGGCACCAATGGATGAAAATTATGCCAGGGTAAATGCTGCTGAAGTTTACTCAGCCGATAAAGTAGCCTTTGATAATTACATCGCTAGCGATCTTTATCAAACACTGCTAAGTAAACTTAAATGAAAATATTAATTACAGGTGATGAAGGTTTTGTAGGTAGAGCATTTCATCGAGCCTTAGATACTAAAAATAATGAAGTAGTTGGCTTTGATATTAAATCAGGCATCGATGCTCGCAAATTCTTTGCAGCCGATAACACTTACTTTGATGTTGTAATCCACTTGGCCGCCGTTGTCGGTGGCAGAGCCACCATTGAAGGCAACCCTTTGGCAGTTGCCACTGACCTGGCGATTGATTCTGACCTTTTTCAATGGGCGCTTAGAACCCGCCCTGGCCGAATAGTTTATTACTCATCCTCTGCTGCCTATCCAATTATGTTGCAGCGGGCAAGATTTAAAGCGATGCTCTCTGAGCAAGATATAAATTTAGAACACATTAGAACTCCAGATCAAACTTATGGTTGGAGTAAATTAACTGGCGAAATGCTGGCTCAGTACGCAAGAGATGAAGGCTTGAAGGTAACAATCCTTCGCCCATTTTCAGGATATGGCGCAGATCAATCTTTAGATTATCCATTCCCATCATTTGTTGCTAGAGC